TGTTCTCCTTTCTTTTCTTTTGACGCACATTATACATACATATATATACATTATATGTCACAGATTCGATTTGTCAACCCCCAATCGCAATTATTTTAAAATAATTTCAAAGAGGTGCGACTAGCCTTTTGGGGTGGTATCATATCAACAACACGATGAGGTAAATTTCATCTCAATAGGCTATTACATCAACAGACAGAAGGACTTATATTATATATAGAATGAAAAATAAAAAGGAGAAAACAATGAAAGCATTAGTAATCGCCAGAACAGCTGGCCTTCAACAAGAATCCTATGAATCGGCAAGTGGAAACGCCAGGAAAAGAGCACATCAACTTAGAAAACTTGGCTATCAGGTAACCGTTTCATCAATGGGTTCTCAAATAACACCAGTAGGAATTGTCAAGCTTTCTCTAGTAACTATTTTCAATCCTAATGACAATATTCCTGAAGTAGAAGAATATAAATTCAATTAAGAGGAATTACATGAAAAATAAAAAGGAGAAAACAATGATAACAAGCAGCAACGATTTGATTAAAGAGTATAATCGCGTATGTAAAGAACACCTGGAAAGAGGTTCTGCTTTAAAAGATTTAACTGATTCAGAGTTTATAATCTGGATAGCTGGTCAAACTTATAAGTTTGGACGTGATTGGAAAGATTCAATAGCTAACGCTAAACATCACCTAAAGAACAGAGAAAGAGCTGAAAGACTATTCTCAGTAAAGCACTCTGATACACTTGGAGCATGTTAAGTAATGAAAAAGAAAAAAGACGAAACAACAATGGTTATCGTTACCCCACAGCAGATGCAACGATTAAGATTAGAGCTTAAAGAACGCACGAAAGTACGAAAGCGCCAAGAGCAAAAAAGGCGACTACAATTTCACAGATAGGAGGATTAACATGACAGCTTTAATTTGTGCAGTTATCTTGGGCTTCACGTCAATCTTTCTTTGGGATAAGCATCCAGTCCTCTGGATTATATTGGTTGCGGGTGGTGCACTTTATCTTCTTATACACAAGCGGGAAGTTTGGGTGCGTGGCCCATGGACACAAATGAATCTGAAAGAACGGTTGGCAAGGGATACTACAGCGCCGGCCAGTGCGATAAAGGCTATACAGGAGCGGTACGCACTTAACAAAGAAGCTAAGACAGACGACACAGATTCATGTAGGATGCGGGAGATTGCGAAACGGCTGATCTTTATTGACGGCTATCTGGCCGGAAAGATTCAAGAATAGGAGATTAAAACGACATGAAAAAAACAACTCTCATGTGTAAAGACTCAAGCAAATTCTTCCATGATTGCGTAGACTGTAGGTATTATAAAAAATGCACGTTCTTCGACAAAAACAAGCAATGGGAGAAGGATACGAAAAGAAAAAATCTTACTAACAAAAGGATACGCAAGGCTACTACGCTTGAATTGATCTTCAGGATGAATTGTCTGCATACAGAATGTAAACGCCGACCGGAGGATGCAGGAATACCTAAGACTGATTTATGGGAGGCTGTTGCTATTGCTAAAGAATTGAAACGTAGGTTAGGAAGACTCGGAATCTTTTATATGGAGTTAAGAAATGAGAAATAATTTAACAAAAAAAGAAGTCAAGGAAGTCCCAACTTTTGAATTGACTATGCGATTTAATCGCTTAATGTTGAAGGGTGAATTACTTCCTGCACGTAAGATTACCATTGCAGATGCTAGGGAGACGATCTGGATTGAAGATGAGTTGCGCGAACGATTAATCAAGCAACTTGGCCATGATCCCTATCCTCCTGATCGCATCGAGAAAAAGCATCCGAGCAATTATATGATATCGCTTTTGAAATCGAAACAGTCTAAACCAGAAGCATCACCAGGCATCAAAATCAAATTCAAAATTACAATCATATCCTCAATCGGGAGTAAAGCTGCAGAGAAAGATGTACATGTCGATTCAAGAGGCGAAGCTGATCTTCTGGCTAACAAGATGATAAGGGATTTAGGACTCAAAAAAGCTACGTATAAAATATCATAGGAGATGATATGAATAAAATTAAAAATAAAATTTATCCTGTGTGCGACTGTCTCTGTGAAGAAGGATGTACACAGCTATGGGAAAGAGAGTGCAGAGCATATCAATTCCCACATAGTGAAAAAGAAAGGAAACAAAGAATAAAAGATCGTGCTTTATGCGAAGCACCCATCCTTAATTGGGGCTTCAATTATCATTACTCTCGAAGACACATCTGTAATTATAAGGAGACGACATGAACATTTTAAAACGAATAAGATGGGGATTTATTATATTTTGGTTGTTTGCAATAGCATTCTGCTTGGCTGCTTGGTATGGAGTTTATTTGATAGTTAAGTCAATCGCACAGAAAATGGGATGGTGCTAACTACTTCTCATCTGTGGTTGGATCCAAAGCCTCCCGGGCCTGGCCGACAGTCCAAGGGGAATTATATTTCTTCGCGATCAAATCTTTTAAGAGTTCTTGTTCATCAGATTCAAAATTGATCAGGCCTTCCTCGTGATTGAGGACTTTGTTGAGGAGCTTATAACAAGCTTTTTTCTTTTCGTCTGAGATTTGAACAAATTGACCGGTTCGGGGGTCTTTAGCCAACGGAGGATTGAGAAGAGTGTCTTCAATAATCTTCCGTAAAGTAAGATCGCCCTTGAGTTTGAATTGAGGAGTACCAAAATCGTTGAAAACTTGATTCTCGTTTTCATCGAGTTGGGGGACTTTTTCTTTGACGATTTTACCCGTCATTGTTTTGAATTTGTGATTAAGGTCTATTTTCATTTATCACCTCTTCGTTTATTAAAACACATACTATCAAAATGTGTCAAGTTTAGCTATTTATTTTTCTTTACAAGCTCTTTATATTCTTCAATTAGTTCAGGTGTCCAAACGGCATTAGCCACAGCCACGACTCTTTCATCTTGTTCACTTAAATCATCGCCAGGGTGTAAAACGTGACGATGATAAGCTTTAGCAATTTCTACCCCGTCTTCCCTAATTAAATCGGTACGTCTTACCTGAATACTCCCATCTCTTATAATTTCTATTTGGTCAATTACTGAAAGTTTTTCTAACATTTTATTCTCCCTAACTCACCATATATGAACCATTAATATATATAGAACTATTATTAGCAAAATCAGTATCAAGAATCCAAGTCACAACTCCAGCGTTGGTTATTTCTTTCATATCAGTAGCAGTTTCGCCTTGTCTAACACCCACGCTAATAAAGTCAGCAAAGGAAATATTACTGGGAAATATTGCTAATTGACCTTGATTTCCAGCTATATTCTGACATGTGAACGGGAGGCTTTTAACTTGAGCAATGCCAACTGATGTCCCCTTGTTTGTTAACCGAATATATGCCTGAATATAGACCCTATTTCCTATTTTTGTATAATATCCACTCTGGTCTCCGTAAGTTAAGTCAACAGAAGCACCACCAAAAGTAATGGTTGGTGTCCATGTCCCTTCCTCATAATCGTCTAGCGTGTTAGGATCAGCACTTGCGACTTGAGCGGCAGGAAAAGCAATTTGACCATTTGAAAGAGTTACTTTAACAAAAGTTGGGCTCGAAGCCTCTTTCACTGCTTGGTCAAACCAGTTGTCTAGTGTAGGATTGCCCGAAAGCGTGACTGTTCTCGCAGCATCGCCTGTTATAATGGATAGAATTCTATTAGCACTTAAATCTTCATTCGGTTTGATAGTTAAATAATGATCGCCCCCCGTATCCAAAAGACGGAGGCCTTCATTGGGTAAGGTCAGCGTCACCATGCCCGTTACGTTATCAGCATCATCAATTATAACTCCGCTATCTTGGACTCCTTTTACTCCGCCGTCACCTCTGATAACAGTGTGATCAGCTAGAGCCGCCGCGGCCGTCACATCACCCGTACCCGCAGCACTCCAACTTAAAAGCCCCCCTCCGTTTGTAGTAAGAACTTCTCCAACAGCACCGTCTGCATCCGGAAGAGTCCATATCTGATCGCCGGCTAAAGCCGGGGGCTTGAATCCGACATAATTTCCGTTGTCATAAAAACGAAGATCCTGACTATTACGAATGCCGACATCTTGGTAAAGATTTATAAGCCCACCAGCACCTGATTCTATTTCAAATCTAACATTAGTGCCCGGTGCGCCTTCAGATATTTGGAATTTGAAGGCATCGTTGAAATCAAAACCCGCCGTCCATTTAAGAGTGGTGTCTTCTTGATATTCAACATAAGCGTCCGCATTATGGGAATCGACAATAAATCGAGCCACACCCGTACTATCAACGTAAACATACGGAAGGTTAAACTCAGCTCCAGTGGCATCAAAAATGACAACTTCATTTGTTGCAACTGTAAATTCTAATCGATCATCGGCAAAATCATATCTGACCATACCTGCGGGCGGATTGAAGTCGTCATCAGCAAATATGATTCCAGCGTTGGCATTAGTGGCCCCCTGCAATTGGATATAAACATGATCATCATTCTCAACCAACAGAATGGTATCAGGATGGATTCCCGCGTAATCCACGCACGCTGCGCCTCTTATATGGGTACGGCAAACGGGTGCACCAATCCCAACACCTAAGAAATCTTGTACGGCATCCCAGAAGAGAGCAGTGTTATCCTCAGTCAGAAATCCAGTCGCAGCGGCAAAAGGAATCGAGCCCGCAGTTAGACCGCCGACATTCCCAGCATCGATCAGAGCTTTTCCTCCACCAGAATAGCCCTCAAACATCGCGTCTATTTCAGCTTTTGAATATCCCCATCCGGGGACATATTTTCTTATGTGGGGCCACAGGTCATGAACAGTCCGCCACTCACCACGAATGTGCTTCTGATACTCCGTTTGAGTGACAAAGCCTTGCATCAGACAAGCTCCGTAATTATAGTTGTTTGTCCTGAAGCCGGCGATTTTGATATCCTGATTACTCTCAAATCTATCTCGCCTCCTTCTGCCACTGTTCCGGCCGCTGAGTAAAATCTGTCCCGACTGAATTTCACAATATCACCAGCCAGAACATCAAAAAGAAGCATGGGTACAGTATCCTCAATTCGCTCTTTATTTAATAGGAGCAGGATGCTGGTAGCAAGATTCTGAGCGGAGAGAGGAGCTGAGAAATACGAGTAAATCTTCAATTCGTTCCTATTATCGTATCTAACATCAATATCATCATCTTGGTCTGATTTTACTTGCCATCGCTGAGTCTGAGGGTTCTCGTTGTAAAAGACTTTGACTTTCCAGAACAGCGCGCTCCTGGCTTTTGCCTGTTGATGACTGAAGACATTATGCTCACTGATGTACTTTGCATCTGACCCGGCTGTAGTTTGTTGCGGTCTCAGCCCTAATTTTCCCTCTGCGTCCTGAAAAGTAAATGCTTCCATCGAATGTTCAATAGCCCTCACTATCTCCCTGTAGGGTGTATCCTTATAGAGATAGGTTGAAAGCTCCTCTGTTTTTTCGTATTTAGATTTGTAAATTGAATCAAGATCCAACTCAGAGTCTGAAAGCCTGTAATGTACATTCATAAGATATTTGAAAATCTCAGCCCCGTTCAATATGGGGTCGTTTGCCGAGTCCACAGTTCCAGTGAAATCGACTTCAATAATATCTTCTTCGCCTAATTCAAAGGCGTCTCTTTCGAAAGTTATAATGCTTCTCTGAAGGTCGACAAAATAATCTGTATCTTCTATTAATGGTGTAGGAGTAGCTGAGAAGTTCTTGTATACAGCTTCTACGCTTACAGATCGTCCGTCGTGAAATTTATATTTCCTTCGATCTACCTCTATGGGAATAGGAACAACATTAAATTTTGATCCGAAACAAAGCGGGATGGGCTCACCAATAAAATCTTCTTCGATGTCTGGGTAATTCGCTACCGTGAATGTTGTGAGTATAAGATTTCTCTCCATCTCCTGTCTTATGTCTCTAAGCGTGAAGATTATCTTGCTATCGCTACATCTCTTCTCATCAATAAGGCTCGTTAATATGGGCTCAAAATCCGCGTAGATGAAATCGTCCTTCCCCGCTTTTAATATAAGCTTGCTGTTCTCCCATGTATAAGTTGCATATTTTTTATCAAAAAAATACTCACCCATAACCTTTCCGTTCATGAAAGCTATTGAGCCCGATGAGATTAAAAAATTTCCCTCAAAATAGGGTTTTATTTCCTGTGTTATGTCGGGAATATCTTCTTTTGAGAGGAAAGGCAGGTAGAAATTATTATTGAATTCGATGTTTTTGTGAGTAGAGAAATAAAGCCAGAAAGCTCCCTCGATGAGAAAATCTGCGGGATCAGCACCGCCCGTCGTATGGACGTATAAAATGCGGTTGTCGTAATCGAACCAGAAAGTTTCCGGGTTTGCAAGTTCGCCTGCGACAAGTGCCTCCTCTGTGTACGCAATGCCATCTTCAAACACTTCCAGTATATCAATGCCCCTGTCACTCGCGTCGATTGTTTTCTCCCAAGTTACTCCACCAGTAAGCCCAAATCCCGTCAAGTCCATTTTAGTATAGATTTCAGCGAGATAAACAGGCTCTATGTCCGGGTTCCTTATCCATCTCTCAAACTCTGTGGGCACATAGGCTGCGAGTGTGGTCTCGGCTACCGTACCAGAATAGGCTGAATTCCCCCCACCGTTATATGCTCTCACTCTAAATGAGTATGCAGTACCCACATCCAATCCTGCGGCCAGAAAATCAGTTACCCCAACACCTACAACGGCGATTAAATCTCCTTCATCGGCAGCAAAGGGAAGATCAGCTGTTTTCGATTGTTCGATTCTGTAGCCAGTCTCATTCGCCACATCTGACCAACGAATCCGGATTGACTTATCTTGTATATCCGCCGCTAGAATAGCATCAAGAACTGGTGCTGCCGGCACAACGATTGTCGCTTCCAGATTTGATTCCACAGCCGCACTAGGACCGCCTGGGCCTTCAGCGGTGACTCTATAAGTATACGAGCTTCCTTGAACGAGCCCCTTTGTCTCTCTTGCCGCCGTTCCCGCACCCGTCCCCGCCGTGATAGTCATTGCCGAAGCGTCATCAATCGTGTCGCCCGAATCAATGACCCATCTGCGTCGCACGTTGTCGTAGTCTACCAATAAGCCAAGATTAACACCGTCGTCTTGAACCATTTTCCCTATATCTGAGAGAATACAATCTGTATATCCCAAAGCGAGCAAAAACAGCGCCCCGTCTCTAAAAAACTCCCTATTTGGCTCTAGGTCCAGTATCTCCCGCCACACACCAGGGTCAGTGCTTATTTCTCTTTCAAGCAAATGATTCGTCTCGACTGTACAGTTATCTTTAAATGTAATTTCTATTTCAATCCCTGAGATAGCAGTCGCCACTACTTCCGTCGGTGCTTCGAGTTCTGCAAATGTCGTGCCACAAACAGGAGCTGAAAAATCTGACTCTGCATATGGCTTCGGCCAAAGACGTATTGCCATTAATTTATAGCAATATTTATCTTCTGGAGTTAAACCACTATCTTCATAAAACTCAAGATTGCCTGCAATACTTGCAAGTAGCGCATAGGCTCCAGCATCGTTTATATCTCTGTAAATGAGAATTAGATTATAAGTGTCGGCGTTTATCCAAGAAAGGTCGATTCTGGTGGGAGAAATTACAGTTGCGGCAACAGATGCGGGAGGAGATAGAGCCATTAGACAATCTCCACTATCGCTATCTCCCAGTACCAGACGCCGTTCCTACACACAGGAGAGTTCAGTTCCGAATTCCTGACCCACAATGTATTCGAGTTGGGGTCGCTATAATCGTGGCAAAATGCAAAGCCCTTGATGGTCTTGCATTCCCTGAACATAGCAAGAATCCCGGTTATCGATGCAGTATTGAGTGCCTGATACGAGTACCGTCTTATATCAAGGGTCTCTTTGTCCTGAGCAAAAAGAACCTGAGAATCGCTGAATTCCATCGCCGAAAAGTCCTCCTCGCTGATTTCATATTCAGGGGCGAAGCGGCGATTAAACTCTAGGTGGCTCCCACAGAGAATCGCTGCCACTTGTGGTGCGACTGCGAACCCGCCTGCTTTTACGAGCTTCAACCGTACCCACTGTTCTGTGAAAGATGTGAAGAATTGAAAGATGCTCGTGGCGTTGAGTGTGATAGGTATTGACGCGGGAGTGGCAAAGCCAGCGTTGTCATCGTGCTCGAATGTGATGGTTGTTCCAACTGGAATGTTATGCCCGAGAATCGCTACGAAATCAATTGCACCTGCCCCTACTCCTAAATTCATCGGAATATAAGTGGGCGTTGTTAATCTATTTGAAGACCTCCAGAACATACTCAGTGTGTCCATCTGTGTATCTGAGACAGGATGCTGGGGTTCTGCCGCAGGAGTTGACGCCATAGCGGTTCCTTTTCTCCAGAGGTTATCATAAATTATTCTTGTATTTACACCCATATTAAACTACCACCTTGTTCGGTATTCTCAGGTCCCCAAGCTCGCCAGCCTTGTTAACATTTTTAACACTCTCTCTATAGAAGACTTGCTCCCCGATGATTATCCGGTTCTGGATGATTATTCTCATGCGCATTGAATCTCTTAGCGGTATGATTTCGCCCGCCGTATTTGGCGCAAAAAGTTCAGGTCCGCGTTCACCCACCAGTACCTGCTCACCTTTTGCCACAGGGCCGCCTCCAGCCAAGCCCCTTATTCCCGCAAAAATACTTTTGATAGTCGCTATCGCACCAGCTGTAGCAAGAAGATTAGCGGGAAAAGGGAGGGCCGCCATAATTTTTGGTATGATTTGCCCCAAGGCCCACCTTTCAAAAACCTTCAGCACCACATCTACAAAATCTTTAATAGTTGCTTCCATTATCGCGAATTCATTTATGGCGATTTCCGAGAATGTTTTTTGGGCCTCATTCATCCGCTCGGTGGCTGCGATATACTTGTCCATTTCAGGCACCGCAGCTTCCAGTACTCCAGTCATATCGCGTGTCGCAGGTAGTATGGATTCTTCAAGCACAGTACCAAAGGTCTTCGTTTCTTCTTTAACTCCTTTGATTCCTGTCTTTACTTTATTGAGCGTTGCTACAAAGGCTTCATATTTCACGATGATGTTGGTTATCGTATCAATACCTTTTTCTTTTTCTTCGCGGTAGCCTTCCGAGACGAATTTCATATCTCTTATAATATCCCGAAGCTTTTCTGCGTAAAAAATCTCTGTTCCTGGAGTAAGTTCTGCTATCCACAACAATCCCTCTGCTATCTTCGTTATAGATTGAGTGATAGCCTGTGCAACGGTAAATACGCCTGTCTTGAGTCCTTGCCACGCTAACAACATGCCTTGAATGCCTTTGGCAATAAATTGAAATGCCCCAAGAAGCGATTTGGTCCAGGTAGCGGCATGCTCTCGATTTTTGACAAACCAATCAGTAGACTTTTTCACCACATCGGTTATGACAGGAATTAAATCGTTGAGTATGGCTATGCTCACACCTTGAATAGAACCCTTCAAGGCAGTCTGTGCGTCCTTGAGTTTCGCTGCTTTAGTCGCTGCTTCCATATCGAATACTATGCCGAGTGTGTGCGCCTCTTCTCTCAGCTTTGCCATGCCTTCAGCCCCCTCCTTAAACAGTGGGAGCAACATCGTTCCGGACCGACCAAACACATCAACCGCTGCGGCTGCCTGGATTGTCGGATTTTCTATACTCGCTATCGCATTTCCTATCGTCAAGAACTGCTTTTCTGGATCCATCTCCATCAAGTCATCTATCTCCAGTCCCAGACTCCTGAATACCCGAAGGTATGTTTCAAGACCGTAACTCGCATCCACAATCGTCTTAGACATCTTCTTGACGCCCTTCTCGAGCATGGTTATGTCCGCCCCGCTGATATCGGCTGCGTATGCAAGTTCGCTAAGAGTCTCCGCGGCAAAGCTAGTCCGGAGCGCCATCTTATGAATCATATCGCCAGTTTCTACGTACTGGCTCACCATCTTTTTGAAAGTCAACAAAGCGGCAGCGCCCATTGCCGCTATAGCCAATCCCATGGCTTTGAACTGACCGCTATTCTTCTTCACCCACCCACCGAGTGACTTGGTTTGCTTTTGAACGGCCTTTATCGAGGCAGAAAATTTAGACCTGTCCAATGTGAGTTGGCTTACTATAGCGCCTGCTTGAAAAGCCATCAGTATTCCTCCTCATATTTCTTTAATTCGAATTTAAGTTGATTCATTCTGTCCTCATAACTAACTTTGTCTGCATGCATCCCAAACCATACTGCTCCTATAAGCGATATTTCACGGCGCAGTTCTCGCTTCTTGGCTTCCACAGCCAATGTCTCCTCGTCACGGATATCGAGGTTCAGTAACTCTCTGAATGTCAGTTGGCCTGGGAACTCACCGGCGATAAGGCCGATTTGTTTGGCCCAGGCTTTGGTGCGTTTTTTTCCGCTTTCTCCTTTGCCGTTCCAGCACTCGTTTGGAATATTTGAGCCATTGTGTAAGTGAGTAGAGTATTGATATCACGTATGTCGAGCTTACTCAGTACTTCTATCGGTACAGAAAAAAGTGCGTGGATTTGTTTATAGAGAGATTCTATATCGCCCTTCACTGCGGCCCTTTCATATTTCCTTACCTCATCAAATGTCGCCCGAGAGAGTGGGCGGTTCCAGTAGGTTTTCCCATCAATTTCAATCTCTATTGGCTTGTGGATGCTTTTTTGCGTACTAAGGACTAGTTTTTTTTCTTTGCTCATGAACAGATTCCTGTGATCGCTTGAGCGATAGACGGCAAGCCCCAAAGACCGTATTCTCCGCAATAACCACTGTCTTGATTCGGGAATACCTTGAATTTAACCATGTGAATACGCTGTCCGCTACGATCAAAAGTCAGTTCGAAGTCGCGGTAGGGATGGCACTTAAACAACATGATCCAAGATGCTGGGTCGGTATCTGGTACATTGTTGCATACAGGAGCAATGAGAATCGCTTTTGCGAGTTCGTACATGTCACAACCAGCCATGTTCTTAAGCATAAGAGTGTCAGCGTCTGGAACCGCAACAGGCGGAGTCGAGTCGTCTATGTATGCTTTTGAACCCATGCTTCCATAACCAATCGTAGCTTCTAGTTGATCAAGCGTGTTGCGTGCCATTGGGATATCCAGTTCTATAACAGAACCAGCGAAAACGCCGTCCACGGGTGCGTCCCCGTAGCCTTCTTCCTGAACATCACTTACAGAATCAACCATACGCAGTGACACGGTTCCCAAATAAGGACCGAGACATATAGGATCGCCAGCGGCAAACATGTTGTAGGCCCAGATAGCAACACAAGGTCCGATATCACCCATCGGTAACTTAGGCATAATTTACCTCCTTTAAAGTATTTATATTTAATGGTTTAAATATATTGCAAATATACCTTAGGTATTGTATGATGTTTGTATTATGATAAAAGGTTCGAAACATTCGGAAAAAACTAAAAAGAAAATGAGGAAGATTGCGATAAATCGCCCTCATAGTGTTTATGAAAACAGAAAGCCTCATTCTCGAGATAGTTTTAAGAAACAAGGCCAAGTGCTGAAGACTAGATATCCAGGTGGTAAAAATCATTGGAATTTTGGCCGTCATCATTCTGAGGCTACAAAAGAAAAAATGCGTAAAGCTCGGAAAGGAAAATATCGAGGAGAAAATAATGTTAAATGGAAAGGTGGGATAATTAAGCATTCTGCTGGTTATATCTGGATTCTTTCTCCTTATCATCCACATAGAGGTAAAAGGGGATATATTTTGGAGCATAGGCTTATAGTTGAAGCTCAAATTGGTCGCCATCTTAAACCTGAAGAACCATGCCATCATATTAATAAAATTAAAACCGATAATAGACCTGAAAATCTCATGGCCTTTACTTCTAACTCTGCACATAGACGATTCGAAAATGGCAACTCTATTGATTCTATGAGCATTATTTTTGATGGTAGGAAAATTTAATCTCAACATGAACTTTCCTCTATAACCCATCTGTAATTTGTGGAAAATGTGTAAAGCCCGCTTGGGCCGGGGTTTTCTATTGGCGCGGGTGGACCATACGCATCGATCACTACAGCTATGTACTGCCGATTTTGTCCTCCCGGGAGCGGTATGAGGGGCAACTCCCAACCCGCTGTTTGATTCAATGCCTCATAAAGCTCCTCGGCATCGTCGTGGGCAGTAATATAATCCTCGGCCCTATTCAACAACTGCACTGCCTTCTCCACATATTTAGGAAAATACGTTATGTCGGCTAGTGCAGAAGGCGGTGTAGGAGTAACAACTCCTCCCACATCTGCGAGTACAGCCCCTCCCGCAGCTTCCAAAACGGCAAGAAATCGCTCTGGCACATTGTTGCCGAGTGCATTTTTCACGGGCACAGTACCAGCAAAAAGATTTGTGCCGAGAGTCCAGACCTGGGTAAAACCTAGGGCAACACTCTGATTAGCGATGAATTGCGTTACCTCTTGTATCATCGCCGGCCTCCGGGTCCTTGCATGCCTTTTGCGATTTCGGCCATGTACTTCTCTTTGTTTTTTATGAGTTTTGCCTCCAAGTATTTAGAGCCAGCGCCGGTCATTGTGAAGACGACCCCTGGCGGCATTTCATGAACAACTGCTGCGTAGTCAGCGTCGAATCCAAGTTCTATGGTTATTTCACCCTTCAATATTTTTGGTGATTCTATTTTCTGACTTCGCCATAGGTTGCCTGTTTTGTGCGGAGCCCTCGGCTCTTCAAGTATTGCGTCACGGATGACCATCGCAGCCACTTTAAATGCCATGTTGGCCGCAGCTTCCGGGATCTGCTTATCAACTACGCGCGGAAACTTTATGTCGAAATCCTTAGTGTTATAAGTCATTTCTGTTTTCTTAGCCATTTTATTGTATCCATACTTCAGCGTGGTGAATCGCCACAGAATTCTGCGGTTTCTTTATGATAATTATCGGATGTCCCCTAGCATAGCTTTCTACATCAAGTTGTAGCCGGTCTTCGTGTTCAAATGTGATATGCTCAGGCTTAACGAATATTTTAGCGGCGCTCAATACCTCCTCTCCTTTGTAATTTTTCATAAGCCTAGTATCGTACATTATTCTACAAGGTAAAGGATCGCTCACGACTTCAGTGCGTTTTTGCCACACGTCAATCGTGATTTGAACCGCTTTAAAATGGTCTATAAGCAGACCGTCAAAGCTCATTTCAGTTCATTGTCTCCTAAATATAAAAGTATAAATATCCACACGTCCTATATATATTTCATCGTTCCGGCAATCGAGCATCTTGAACCCGCAGTCTTTCACGAATCTGCAAAAGGAATTGTGTGTGAAATACCAATAATGCTCACACGGTTTAAAATGCCTTGATTTGAGCACATGCTCTTTATCCTGGAAGATAGGAAGTGATACGAAAACGTACTGTTTTGTAATCCGTTTGAGAATTTCCTCCGGGGTGCGGAGATGTTCAAGCGAGTCAAAAAACGTGACGCCCGTAATACCCCGCTCGTTTAAGTCTTCTTTATAGGGATTGAAAAAAAGCTTCTCTTTACGTAGCCATTTCACAGCCTGCGGACAGATATCGTATCCCAGACAGTTCTTGCGCCAGTGTACGAATTGACCAACACCAACGCCGAAATCTAGAACCAAACCGCGTGTAAATGAATTCACAAGACTGGTTCGAAAATCGTTAAGCTCCGGCGCTATCGGACTTTCTGAGTTCTTAATACTTGCATTAAAATAAAAGTCCTCATATGATGCGTCCGTCACTGGATAGAATCCTAAATCCTTTTCTTTATCCCATGTAAGTAAGTTTTTTAACATAACGTTTTTATCCTTTAACGATAATTCCAATTCCCATATTTATGAAACTGTTATTCTCAAGGGAGACAGATTTGCTGTGTCGATGAAAAACAGCAGTCATATGTTCGCCTTGCACCAGTAGCTCATCCCAATAAGGATTGACACCACCATTTCTCCTAGTTGTTCCATTGACATCGTGAAAAACGACAAGATGACGCACAAGTGGTCCATAGAACTCATAATCTGCCTTTACTCCCTCATAACTGTGGTTGCCGTCTATGAACAAAAGGTCAATCTCTCTACCCGCCAACACCGTCTTGAGTTCCTCCAGCGTTTTCGGGTCCACTGAATCGCCGATAATATCTGGCGAATTATTTACATTAAGGTCAATCCCAATGTGATCAGCACCCAAAAGTTCTTTATAGAAAATCCGCTGCTCGTTGTGCATGACTCCTATCTCAACAACTAACGGCTTTTTGATCCCGCGATTCTTGAAATAGGCGACCGCGAATTCTAAGAAAGCCTGCCATTCCTGCCAGTCCTGCCACACCAGCTGTAGCCGCGGTACAGGGGCCTCTGAAATATCTTTAAACTTTTTTAGGTTCATCCTTTCTCCTTTCCAGATATGTGAATTTGTATGGTGCCGGCAATGAAATTTCCTCTTTTATCCGCCAGTTCCCATCTGTAGTTACTAACCCTTTATCATGTGTGAATATAAAGCCGTCTTCAAATGCGCGGATGGTCTTCACCCACTTATAGTCGGTGAGCACTTTTTTCTCTCCTGCCCTCACCCCTTCTTCCGTTCCGTAGATAAGCATCCCATCGTGTAAGAAAGGAGAATGCAAACCCTCATCTTCCACATCAGCTATGAGCTTAAATCCATCCTGCCCAATAGTAATTTCTACAATTTTCTTCTGATACCAAGCACCTGCTATAAACTTATCCCCCATGAGGAAGATGGAGTTGAAGCCCGCCCTCTCCTCAGTAACTGGACCGCTTATATCTGTAGTGGTCTGGAGCACAACCCAATCGTCCTGGAGGAAGAAATGATTCCTCTCTCCCAGACCATTCTTGTACCCCCACCATTCCCACTTCACGTTCCCATCAATATCCATAAGTAAAAATAGCTCCAGTCCAGAAGAGCAGATAAGTAAATCCTTTCCGTATTGTACAACGTCATGCGGTGCGTATATCAGGGGATGATGAAAGCTTCTGAAGCACTGCGTACCTTCCCTATTCCAAAGTTCAAACGATGCGTGCTTCACTAAAGCAAGTTTGTCGCCTTCGTATTTCCCCACTGGCCCACATCTTCTGTACATGGTTTTGGGCGGGCGGTCAGGAATACTTTTTACTATCTTTCCGTCCTCCACCAACACGGCCTGTTTTAGCATTTGCAGCGATGTCCAAAATTTTAAACCCATTAAAACCTCTCCAAATACGCAAATTTAAATGGCGCGGGCAATAGTATATTTTCTTTTACTTGCCAATTCGCATCCGTGATCGCCAGTCCTTTCATATGCGTAAACACAAAACCGTCTTCAAACGCACGGACAGCTTTTACCCATCCATACTCAGGAAGGACTAATTTCTCCCCTGCCATTATCCCCCCAAACGTACCGTAAACGAGCATCCCGTTATGAGAGAAAGCAGAGTGAGCACCGCGCTGTGGTATGTCAGCCACAAGTTTAAAGCCGTCTTGACCGATAGTAATTTCCACAATCTTTCCTAGACGCAAGCTAACCGTTAAAAATTTGTCCCCCATAAGATGGATAGAATTAAAATGTGCGCATTTAGCGGTATCAATAGCGGTATTGTCCTCCGTAGTAGTTTGGTTCACAACCCAATCCTCCTGGAAATAGGCCGTATTCTTCTCTCCCAAATCATTCTTATATCCCCACCACTCCCATTTTACATTTCCGTCAATATCCATAAGGAAGAACATCTCAAGCCCTGTGGAGCAAATAAGCACATCCTTGCCGTACTGAACAACTTCATGTGGTTGGTATATCAAAGGATGGTAGAAGCTTTTAAAGCATTGGTTCCCATCACGACTCCAGAGTTCAAACGCAGCATGTTTTAACACTGCAAGTTTATTGCCATCATATTCTCCAACCGCCCACTTCCTCCGAAATATAGTTTGAGGTGGGTGGTCAGGAATACTTTTTATTATCTTCCCATCCTCCACAAGCACAGCCTGAAACAGTGCCTGCAGTGATGTCCAAAATCTCAAACTCACAGAAATCTCCTTGTTCGATTAAATATCTCTGTCGGATTTGTGTCTGGCGCATCATACGCGGCTGGAATATATCGCCCATTGTTCCTTGATTCCGGGGGAGCCCAAGTAAATTGAAATGCGGGATCGAACCGTTCTCTCCTAGAAATGCCTCTGAGAGGCCAGAACATGACAGTTGGTATGCCGAAATAGGTTGCCATTATCGGAATCCCGCACGGAAATGCCACAACAAGGTTTGCCTCTCGGAGCAAGCAAAGGGTCTGCTCAATGCCCATCTCACCCACGCGATATTGGATAACATTCTCTGTGTCGGCCCCCCGTATCAATTCTGCATAAGTTTTATCCCACTCCGCCCCAATTAAAATGGGGCGAACTCCTGTATGTTTAAAAATACGTCCCGCCAGAGCGACCCAATTTTTAACCGACCAGGCTCCCTTATTCCAATCGTTATTACTCATGATAGAGGAAGCAAAGAATATGACAACCTTCCCTTTATTTTCCTTTTTTATACGTGTGGCCTCCTGTCGAGCGCTTTTAGGAAAAACTATAGGGTAGTGAAAATTTGTGTCATAATTAGGAAGAATGTCTTCAAGAAGCGTCCCCTTTAACCACATAAGAGCGCCGGGGTCTACCATGTAATCGCATCCATCAACCTCTTTTGTTATCGCAGCTGGGGCATCCTTATTGTAAAGAGGCATGTAGTTTAATCCACTGGGATGTGCTACAATCTCGTCGATAAACGGGATCATCTTGAGGAAATCCGCCGTATAATGGTGGACGGGGTCTCTACGGACCACAACTTTCAATTCATCTATAGCTAACTTTTCCTTGAAGGATTGCATTTTAGTCATCGCCCAATGTGAATCGCCTATCCCGGGACAACAACCAACCGTGACGCTCTTGATGTATTTTTTCCTTTCCCTTAGTTCTTCAAATGCCTTTATTATCTTCTTCGGTGGCATGTCCTTCTTGCAGTCATGATTCATATTTATACAATTACAAAACGGCTCAGGAGCGACATAACCAAAATTCTGAAGCCCCCAGCCCCTTCTAAGAACCGTATCGGGCATCCCACAACCACCAAACAAACAAAAACACTTCGTACGGATTGCTATTGCTGCGATCATAAATAAACTCGGATAAGTTATTGTCATGTCCGCGATTTTCATGAGACCGAATATTATTGGTAAATCGATCTCGCCTTTATTGAATTCCTTATCCAAACCGTGAATATCGCCATCAAACCACTCTTGTTCTTTTTCCACGTCAGCAATGCCGACGAAGAAATACTCGTCTTTATACTTATCGATGAGCAGTTGGTAATACTCGACCTTGGGATTTCTTGCAGGACAATTCCATTCTGTACGGCATGTAGGACGACGTATGATACAGAGCTTCTTTCCTTTTAGTGGGAGTGTTTTAACCAGCTTCTTGGCCTTCTCTACCCACTCGTTTTTAACCGGAAAAGTAAAATCAAAGTCTTTCCTGTTTTCAAGTTCTATATACTTCGTCCGCAAGTTTCTCCCTACAGGAGGGTGAAGCAATGCGACATACACAGAGTCTGAATCTTTTTTATCTGGCTTCGGGCTCCAGGTCTCAGCAGGGAGCGCCTCCATGCGCTTTTTGTGAGTTCTTAATTTGTACATGACTGTCGATTTAGCAAATTTAACATTCGGAATATCCCAATACATTTCCGGCAGAGCGGTTGTTATATGAATGGTCTTATATGACTTCGCTAAGTCTTTAATAATTTGGCGCTGGTAAAAATTGTCTCCGAACCCAAGAGCGCCCTTAAAGTACAGGGTATCATGTTCATAACGTATAAGTTTAGTCGAATCATAGCCTGCGTGATACATATATTTGCCCAGCGGGTCCGCAAAATCTTTAATGTCTCCAAAATCGAAGCATTTCAGTTCGCTGGCCGGATTGAGGTTTATTACCTTAATCCCCTTCTTTTTCAGAGTTGGAGCAACGCCCTCAAAATACGTCTTGAATTTAGCGTACACAGTATCGGATTGATCCTTCGGATAACCATCATGCCAGTAAGGTTGCTTCCCGTTTTCGCCATGCATATCAAAACCCAAGAGATAGATTGGATTTGCTCCCAGGCAAATAGCCAAATTCAAAGCACCGTATTCAGGGCTGCCATTGCTTACCAATCCTTTTTTCAGTGAGGAGGAAAATCCCGTACCGCCAAGTTCCATTAAATGGTTTACTTCTTTGAGCCCGTAATTCTGCGAACCCAACCAGACCTTATGCCCGTTGAATTCCTCAAATTTCCTCTCTGCTCTAGCTCCCATCTTCCCCTCTATTATCCATTTATGGTACTCAGCGTTTGTAGCAAACATGATCGTACAACCAAGTTTCTCATAAGTACGGTTTACTCCGATGGTCAGTTCGCTCTCCAAGCGGGAAAGGTCGAAATGTTTGAGGCTTGCGCCCTCGCCTATAATGAAACAACGCAGACCTTTCCAAGCGTTATCCACTACGACATCTGAAAATGCGGATTGCATTACAGGACGAGGAGGCTTGTCTTTTTCTTTTTCTTTTGTCTTGACTTTGATCGGGGGATTGAAACCGGTCGATATCTCCATTTTAGGAAAACAATTAAGCGCTGAGTCGGGATTCAAATTTATGACGCTTATCTCGTTTGTTTTCAAAATCTCAGCCGCAGTAGTAAAATGCTCCTTAAAACTGCCCGGTACATGATCAGGCGGCTGCTTTGGGTGGCCGTCGTGCCAGTGCGTCTTACCGTTTTCATGCTTCATATCATATCCGAGCAAGTAAATAGGGTTAGCACCAAGACAGGCGGCCAAATTTAAAGCGCCGTACCCCGAGTTGTTGCCGTGCCCTATCCCCTCTTTCATAGTCAACGGGAACGCTCTGCGCCCCTTAAGATAATTCTGCCAGTATTTTAATACATAAATATCGTCTGGTAGGTTTATTCCCGTACCATTAACCCATATTTTCGTTGCGGATGATTGTTTAAACTTCGTTCTTGCTCGATCGCCGTATTTATTCATCAGCACATGCCGCACAAAGCTGGGGTCCATACCGAAAATAATAGTGGGGTCGAACATCTCATATGCTCGATTTATAGCAATCGTTAGCTTTCCCTTGAGCAAATCCCAATTAAACTTTGCGAGGCTTGGCCCCCCGCCCACTATGAAACATGGTTTATCCTGCCATGATCCATCGGGCAACACATTCCAAGCAAATTTATTTGTATAAACAACTTCAGGACGTCTCTTTTCGTGTACTAATCTTTGTAATCTATCCATTATGGGGCCATCACAATTGCCTTCCGCTTTATATAGTGTCGGAGGTACATGTCAACCTTATCGATTCCGGTCAGCACGTCCTCTTCTGCGGTTGCTAGATTCGTGTACGAGTAGTCGCCTATTTTCTCGCTCTTCATAAGTCCCATTGCTGCTTCTGATGCCGGATCGTTCTCCCACTTTGCAAATGCAATCCCTGCTTGTTTTATGGCCTTGGGAACGGAGCTTTCACCGTGTGTGCCTATTACCTGCACGTTGTTGAATCCACGGGGGAAGATCCCCTCTATCAAATCACTGACTATAGCTGCTATTCCCGCCGTCAGAATTCCTACGTTATCGAGATAAATTGAGGAGGAAGCGGCTACCGCGTTACTCAGGTGCAGTTCGTAGTTTGCAAAGTCCGGGTGGCTTGTGAACGAGAGCGAATAATTTGTCCACGCCTCTGCATTCGCAATCGCAACATAAACCTGACCGGCCACCCACGTCCCATCGGCCGCCAGAGATTCGTTCTTGTCGGCATTATACAGCATGAATTCGGCGGTCTTCACTGCTTCTGAATTCAGGTATTTGAAGAACAGCGTGTAATCTCTATTGCGGTAGAGTGAGAATTTCTGACTTATTTCTGCCTGACTGTCTAGTGCATCAATATCCAGACGCACGCAATAATTTCCAACCTGCACTTGTGCTGTATCTCGGTTCACGGTCGATGTGCCGGCAATGGTCTCTTCCCAATAGTAGAGGTCAGTCGTCGGGTCCGCTATCTTCCAAGAGTAAAAATCGCCGTCCCGGATGGCATTGGACCCCCACATGCTGTCGCCGATGCAGGGATCAAGAAATACGGAATTGATATCGTATTCCCACCAACTCGAATCCAACTCCACGCAGTCAATAAAAATTTGAGTGACCGATAGGATATCAGTTTCGAGTGGGATAAAAAGACGGTTTTTGTTATTGCCGTTTAGCTTTATGTCGAAGGCTGTAGCACACCAGTGGGTGCCAGTTACTTTGTCAATTATCTGTTCGACCTTATCGATTATCGCTTGCTTCTGCGCTTCGGTATAGCCCACTGGCCAATTGTCGATATCGCCTTCAACCAGAAAACACCCAGTTGCTGCCATTCGCTTCTCCTATGGTAAGGATAGGGCGCCGTTATGTCCGACGCCCTTCCTTTGTCGATTTTTTACCGTTTTTCCTATTCAATTACGCGAAGTTGTACGCATTTGACATAATCAACATAAAGCGCTTGACCACCATCTGCACCGGAACGAATTCCAAATCCGAGCTGAAGTTCTGTAGTAGGCACATGAGTTGTATGGGCTCCTGCAGCAAGAATCACTTGTGGTGCGTTGCCGTCAGCAATGACAAACCAGCGAATTGTTTCATCCCCGTCCCAGTGGAATCCGAGGCGAATCCACGTAAGGTCCGTAAAATCAATTCCAGTGTCAGTCAGTGTCTGAGCTGCGCCTGTGCGGGTAATGAAGCGAATACTCGCATTACCATCTACACTGTCAAAAATAATAGCATCATCGGGAGTACCGAACCAACCTTCTCCGGTAACCAATCCGAACCAGAAATCGCTTTGTATTACTCCGCCTATTTTGAATCGAATCTCAGCATAGAGTGGGTAGCACTCTTCACACATAAAAGCTTCGAAAGGTTTTGCAAGTTCTATCGCATCATTTTCTGTTTGACCGGTCTCAAGGAGCAATACGCCATTAACCATATCGATCAGAGTGGCAGCTCCACCACCAACCACAGTCTCAGTCCACGCGTAGATATTAGCAACACCGTCACCCACAACGGGGGAGATGAAGCTGTCGAAGTCGTCAACAAAACGATGCGCATCAGTAATATCAATCACATCCTTCAGCCAACGCACTTTGTGACTGTTGATGTGATAGTTTTTCATTTGGTGATCACGGATGATAAGCTCTGGTTGGTGCGGTGAATCGGGTACGTCACATTTTGGGAATTTTAAATCATCTTGTCCCATTTTGAACCTCCTTTAAGGTTTTAATTAAGTCTACCTTCTTCATTGAGAAGGTATTTTTCACTCCCTTGCCGGAGGCAATGCTCCGTAGTTCGTTGATGGTTAAGGCACCGTAGTCGGTCCCAGATTCCGCCTGAGCGGGTGGGTGCCCGTTCTCATCGTCGACAACCACCTTAAACCCGAGCTTATCCGATTTCTCAAACCGTTTTAAATCCTTGAAAACTCCACGGTCGGTAACATTCAGCGATTTGAGTCTACCGATATGTAGGTTGCCTATACGGGTCGGGAATGGCATACGGGCGTTCCCGTAATTAGTTACTGTGCAGCGAAACATCGTCTAGCACGCGTGCGTCAGGCATCGAGTGAAAACGATGGCATTCACGTTCTCGATCGCGAGCGCTACTTTCATAGTGTAGAAGTAATAAGTACATTCATCAGATGCTGATCTTTGTGGCTCCATCTTGATGTCCTTCTGCATTCCGATTATCAGGTTGTTCTTAAAAGTGAGCAGTACGTCAGTGTAATCGCCTGCGCCAATTACGCCGTAATCGGGGGCTGTGCCGAGGTTGGTAGGCATGAGTGGAACGTCTACGATCGGTACGTTGCCATATGCCGGTTTGGCTGCTCCTGTGAACACAGCGTCACCGAGTGCCGTTGAACGGGCGGATAGTGCTTCAATGTAGTCCTGGGTCACTAAATCTGAGTTCAGAAACACGAAGTTCTTCAGTCCAAATGCAGATTTGTATCTGGCTGGCATATTTTTGATCATACGCGCGTACTTGAATTCCCAATTAAAGGGCTCAGCAATATCCTGTTCTGCAATCATTCCGGGCAGATCCCATTCTGCACCAGTCGACTCATCGCACGCATCTTTCATATGTGCGGCACCGCATACGTCGTTGTAGTAGTTGTCTCCGTCCTGACTGTTGTTGATAATATAGCGCCAGCCATCCCATAAACTCTCGATGTCATCAGGACACCAGGAGTTGTAACCGTGTTCGTCGCCCATATAGTACGCGAATTCGAGTTCGTTGGCTATTTGCTTGGAAATTATCTGCATGAGGTGGTTCTTGTAAGCTGCGCCTTCAATTCCTTCCTCAAGGTCGTCATCGTAGACTGGCACACAGCCACGAATCTTTTTAGCGGTGAGAACAATGCGGTTATGACTGAACTGCTTTTTGTATTTCGTCTCATCGAAATTGTCACCGGGATAGAGGAATTTGCCACTACCGAATCCGAGGTGGCGGATATATTTTGTTGGTCCTGCCATTTTTTCGAATCGGGCATAATTTTTCATTACGCTTTCGTCATAGATGCAGTCCAGAAATTTATCGGCCTCTATAGGTGTGAGTTGAATAGTAGGGAGTGATATGAGGTTGAAACCAGTGATGTCCTGCTTGCGTAGCATCTTTTTAGTTTTTTTCATTTCCAAAATCTCCTAAATTATTGATAAAAACAAACTAGCTTTACTCTAATCCGGGGATGTAGAGTGAAGGCCAATTGTCTTCTTCGTCGCCTTTTTTGAGTTTCTCGTCTTTGTCGTCATCATCGTCGCCCTTGTCGTCGATGCTTTTTTTGATAGGTCCCCCCTTCTCTAGGGCCTCAAGCCTATCTTTCAAGTCCTGCGCATCTTTTTCTTCCTTTTCTTTTTTCTCTTTAGCATCTTTTTCAATGCGCTCTTTCTCTGCTTTTTCGAACTCTCCCAGCTTTTCGAGCTTGGCTTCAGTTTCAGCGCTCAGTTTTTCTCCGTCATCTTCCGCGTGCTCTTCCTTCTCGACCTTTTCGCCGAGTAGAGCCTTTAGCACAGCCAGGGCTTTACCCGAGCCTTTTAAATGACTGAGAACTCCTGCTAATTGCGCTCTAGTCGCTTTAGAGAATACAGCAGCTTTCTCTAAATCTTTTTTACTGAGTGGTAAGTCAACAAGCGAGGCTTGTTTCACGAGGATTTTTGTGGCTGCAAGAAGATCTTCGGGCATTGAATCTTTATACTCCGAGAAGGTACCTAAGGCATTTTCTATGACGGCCTTTGGTTCGTTACCAAGCGCCTCAGCCTTTGCAATCTCCTCTTCAGTCAACTCCTCATCGCCCTCATCCACCATAAATCCTTTTAGAATTTCTATGAATTTGTCCATTTTGTACTCCTTAGATTTTTTAATAAAAAATTGTTTCCGATTCGCCGCAGACCCACAAAGGGTTATTTCCTCCACGTCGATATCGTAAAGTTTTCTAGGCATTACAGAACTCCTAAAATAATAGTCTGTAAGTGTTTTGACCCCCTTCCCTCGAAGCGCGTCCAAAACTCTCAAATCAAGTGTTTCAGAATCTTGAACGCCCCGAACGCCACTGCGCTGACAGCCTGGATTCGGGCTTCAAATTCTAAACTTTGCGTCTAGTTATAAGTTAATTAAAACACACTCAATCTTTCGTGTCAAGTTTTATAACTTCCATTATGCTTTGGCCGTCCCCCCCATACTAAAGCCGGTGAGTTTGCCTGATTCGATATCCTTCCAAATTTTGTCGCTGGTAACTTTAACCATCAACCACCACGCACCCTTTTTCAACGATTGATCTCCCTTTATAGTGTCCTCGTCCGGGACAAAGGATTCGATGATTGGAAAAAAGTGCTTTTTACCCATATGGTTTATGCGTATACGCTTTGTGTTTGTGGCATATTTTTCCATAAAGCGGTACATTGCCTTTTCTATCTCTTCCTTGGTTGCAAAATCGTCCTGGGTATCGACTTCGTCAGGTTCGTATACTACACCACCAACCATTTGCTTTTTCTTGTCTATTTTTATTATCGTGAATTGTGCAGCCACGTTTTTCTCCACCACTGGCTTCTCGCACGGCAATTGCTTTCCTTGTTCATCCACCAGCTCTTCATCGCCACAATGAATGCAACGGGGATGTCCATTCGGATGCGTGTATTTTGCGCCCTCAAACTTATGCGGGTATTTAACCGTCTTAGTATTCTCCCGAATCAGTTCACTTTCCTTTTCATACTCCGTTCGCTGTGCTGCAGTCAGTATTTTCTCCACTTTCTGGGCTTTGCCTTTCATCGCAGTCCCACATTCAGGACATTCGATCTTATTGCAAGGGTCATCTCTTTTATGCTCTTCCTCATATCCGCATTTAGGACAGACACAAATTTCCGCGCCGCCTACTCCCTGTCTCGGTTCGCCCACTCCCTGACCTTCGCCCAACGCCTTTTCGGTTTTCGCGCTCTGCTCTTTTATCCAGGCCCGGGCCGTAGCCACAGTCCATGCCTTTACCCTCTTGTCAAACAAATAAGTGCGGATCTTTTTTATTTTTCCGCAGTAGAGTGCCTTAATGCCCTGCTCTTTGTCTATGGATATAGTGGCCGTCACTTCGCAGTCAGAGCCTACGGGAATGCGAATTGTATCCTCTGTCTCTTCTGGTTTCTCTATAGGGACGGTCTTTTTTGTGATCTCAGCTTTTTTTACCACCTTTATCTGCTTTGTCTCTTCCCTAGCTTTTAACACCAGATCAAACATAGGTATGTATGAGCTGCCGGGACCCGTGGTAGAGTAAATGAAATTCGGCACTTTTTGTGTGTGGGCTTTCAGTTCTATTTCAATTTTCTTCTCCAACCGCTCATCCCGATTCTCTTCTGCATTACGAATGATAACATCTATCTCCCCGGCCGACTTAGGAGATTTGATAAATGTCCCGCTCGCAGCCACGTACGATTTCACGATCGTTATCTCGCCCATGCCGGCGATATCAAGACCCCATACTGATTTCGCAAAGAGGCGGGTGTTAACTTCTTTATCCAGCGCAACGCCTTCGTGGAATTCAATGCTTCTTTGTCTCATCTCCGTGCGCAGTATTATATATTTGTTATAAAATATTTTGCGGTCCAGATCAACTGCCTTCTTCATTTCGGGGTCAGAGAAGTAGCGGTCATAAATGCCAATAAATCTGATCTTTAGATTCCTCAACTCCACGTCTGGTAGTTCCTTAACACTATTTTTTGTTATGTTTTCTATGCGCATAATACGCCTCCTTATTGGCTCTTATCCTTTTTTAAACTGATGAATGCCGGCCGCCCATGAGCATCCAGCATATCTTTCCTTACGGCTACCGAATTCTCTGGATAATATCCTACAATATTTTTAAAAAGCGACACTAGGTCCCGAGCATTCAATGGCCTGTGTGTTGGCCCGTGGATGGGATAATCAGCATAACCCACTAACATGACAGGCAGGTTCTGTTCATCTATATCTATTTTAATCTGCTCGAACGGGCGCTCCAACAAAAACGGCGTTATGGAATAGACCACCGGCCTCAGTCCTTCTAAGGCCATGCCTGCAGCCGTGCTTATCATTGTTTGCTCGCAAAGCCCCAGGTTATAGAATCGGCCTGGAAACCTTTTTACAAATTCATCCATTTCTTGAAAAACATCTCCAATTAGCAATACTAGCTTGTCATCTTTTTCAGCGATCTCAACAATAGTCTTTCCGAACTGTTTTCTCATTTTCTTACCTCGCAAAAATATATCGCCTTCCTAGCACAACATTTTATACTATGTAAACTTGTATCAAGCCGAAGCGCGCAATTACTAGGAGCTTCAAATCGGTCCTGATCTATGAAGTCTTTAAGCTTCCCTTCTTCCGCCAATTTCCACATCCCCTTAACATCTCTTTTCTTACATATTTCAGGCGGACAGTCCACCCACACTTCAATATACCTATTAATTTGCTCTCTGGCGAACTTTCGCATTTTCTCAAATGGGGAGATAAAAGACGCCACAACAACAATGCCCTGTTCATTCAAAAGCTTTGCCACATATGTTGCCCTCATTAAGTTTTCGCAAATACCTTCATCAGAAAATCCAAGGCCTTTAGTAAGCCCGTCCCTCATGTAGTCACCGTCGAGATGAACAATCGGTCTTCCGGTTGAAGCCTTTAAGAACTTTTTAACTTCTTTTGCTATCGTTGTTTTACCGGAACACGGCAACCCTACAAACCATATTGTAAAACTCATGATTTTTCCCTTATTTTTGTTGCTGAAATCCGCTCGGTAGCAGCGTCTAGTTTTATTTCCCGAATTCCCCAACCTACCTTCCGGCCGTAGCAGACCTCAGTGATGTCCGGAATAACCACAACACGCACCCTACTTTCCAAGATCGCCTCTCTTACGAATCTATCAAAAATCATCTTTGTCCGTTCGTCGATGCTATAAGGATTTTTCTCATCTTTCTCTGTGTCCCTAATCGCTATACAAACATTCTTCCCCTCGTCCAGCACAGACCTTATCAGCTTTTCGTGGCCGTCGTGGAACGGCTGGTATCGACCTATAAAAAGACTATATTTATGCATCATACTTCACAGCTTATTAACATTATAACCACACTTTATAAAGCAACCACAAGCCCGATAGCACTCCAAAAATACCTATAATTCTTCTGAGTGAATTGTGTGAAACTTGTGCACAAATATACGGACCAAAACTCCCTCCAAGAGCAGCTCCTGTAGACAATATCAAGACAAATGACCAATTAATCTCAGCGAAGAAAAGATAAACAATAAAAGCACTAAAGCATATGCAGACCTCAGCAAAGGTTGTGGTCGCTACAGACACCCTGGTTTTTAATCCCCCAATAATTCCGCCCGTGCTTGTTACTGGCCCAAATCCGCCACCAGTTAAGGTTTTATTAAATGCGGCCAAAGTCCCAACAAGATAATGTTTCCACCAAGCAAATTTATATCGAAAAGATGATACACACAAAATGCTCATCGCAATCACTAGAACACCAATATAGGTCTTAACAAAAACCTTTGATAAATTCAATGCGGCAAAAACGCCCAAGACGACAACAAATACCCCAGGAACAACCATAGCCAAAGCAACTTTAGTGTCTCTTGTAAAACCCATGAAATCAGCATTCTTAAATTTCTGGTGCATCATAGTTCCGCTCATCCCTCCTATTGCTTGAGAGAGCAAAATTGCCGGTACAACAACTAAAGGTTCGTATCCCATGCCAATAAAGATAGGGCTTAACAGTGTGCCATACATCATACCTAATGAAGAATCAATAGCCTCCATGACACAAGCCAGAAAAATAATAAGCAATATCTCACTCACTGCAATTTGCCTCCAGTTCTCTGAATGCCTGTTTCTCTTCTTCACCATCGAGCCAGCAAGCGTGCCACTTAGGGATATTTTCCATGAAACTAACGCCCTTTCCTTTAACAGTGTGGGCAACTATAAAACAGGGATGTGTGCTTGTGAATCTCAGAGCGCCGAGTATCTCAGGCATAGAATGGCCGCTGATTTCTAAGACTGACCAACCAATGGTTGAGGCGATCTCTGCAAGACCGGGCAAAGGAAGAATATTTCTCACAAAACCCGCTCCTTGGATTCCGTTGAAATCTACGATAACAGTTAGATTATTTAACTCTCGGAAAGCACCCGTGAGAAGTGCCTCCCATGTCGTGCCCTCCTGACATTCCCCATCACCAACCAGAACATAAATACGTCCTGGTTTGCCCTGAATCTTTCTGGCTAAAGCCATGCCCACAGCAGCGGGGAATCCGTGTCCTTCGGAGCCAGTAGTGAAGCTAACCCCATTCTTCTCATCCAAAGTAGGATGTCCTTCGAGTTTCGGCTTCAATCCTTTCTCTCTGAGGAGGACATAATAAGGCCAGCAGGCGTGGCCTTTGCTTAATATGAATTTATCCTCGCCTGTCATGATTTCATCGTAGAGAGCGATCAAGATTTCAACTGTTGAAAACGAGCCGGCGTAGTGATACCCACCGTTACTCTTTGAAAGTTTAATCGTATCCCTGCGAACCTGTTTACTCCGTTCATTTAATTGTGAATTCATGTATGACCCCTTATTGCATTCTTTTGTTTATCCATATCAAAATGCGTCATCACTAAAGCTACAACCTGAAACTTCTTCTGGAGCAATTCACGCACTTCTTTTAGAGCCTTATTTTCATCTGTCTCATCAGTCTTCATCACCGCTTGAATAATAAACATATTCATGCTAACTCCAGAATAACTTTCCCACACATGCCCAACTTGACCGTCTCAATAGCTTTGTTGATTTCGGTCAATGGATAGCGATGGGTAATGAGGGGAGCCAAATCCAATTTCCCTTCACGGTATAAGTTTATATACCGGGGGATGTCCACATGGGGCCGAGTTTGACCCCCCTCAGAATCCAACACCGTCTTTCCGCAATAGTGCTGGCGCATAGAGTGGATTGTGAGGGATTCGCCATGACGCGGTTGTCCTACAAGGATCAACCGGCCGCCCGGCCCGATGATCTTATATCCGAGTGCTATTGGTCCCGCATGGCCCGTACATTCCACAACTGCATCGAAAGCGGCAATCTCATTTATTTGCTTTGCCAGGTTGTTGAGTACGTCTTCCAAAATTTTTGCCTTTGGTGAGTAAAGAAAACTCCTTCCATTAATTGTGTGAGTCGCTCCGAACTTCCTCGCCATTCCCAATTTTTCTTCATGAATGTCAACGGCGATTATTAGATTTGCTGATACCATCTTCGCTCCCACAATAACATTCAACCCCACGCCTCCACAACCAATAACCGCTACGGATTGGCCGATCTTAAGCTTCGCATCGTTATTCACAATACCCAGTCCCGTGGTCACAGCGCAACCCATAAGTGCAGCTATTTCCATGGGAATTTCCTTGTCTATCGCAGTCAGTCGATTCTCACTCACCACAGCATATTCAGCAAAACACGCCACTGGACCTGCACCCACTTCCCTGTCTCCCCACTTGTATTTCGGAGGCTTCGCTTCGATACCATTCCCTTTCCTCCAATGCATAACCACGGGATCTCCTCTCTTAACCGTTGTTACGCCCGCTCCGATTTCCTCAACCACTCCTCCCCCTTCGTGACCGAGTAAGTGCGGAAGGTATTTGTCAGGCCCCGCAGCCCCAGTTATCTCAGCAATTTGCTTTCCGCATATCGAAGCAGCACGGACTTTGACCAACACCTCTCCCACACCCAAGCCAGGAAGATAGACGCTGATTTCATCTACGATTAAAGGCTTGTTTTGTTTTTTTAGAATCGCCGCTTTAAACTTTATTGTGCTAGTAGTTCTTTCTACCAATGGCAACCTCCTTTATTTTTAAACTCTTGTAATTCTCACATAATGTAAAAATGGCCTGCGCCACATCATTAGGATCAATGAGATCGTTAAAATCCTCTCGCCCCTGCGCCATATCTGTCTTCATGGCGCCGGGATAGACGTCGATTATTTGCGTATTTGAATTACACCGTAATGAACTTGTAAGGCCTCGAAGCCCATGTTTGCTCGCACAATAGATTGGTTCGAGAAAGTTTGGTTCCTTACCCGCCGCCGAATTTATATTGATTATTCTCCCGCCCCATTCTAATTTAAACATCCATGCCATTCGCTTCATCAATAGCATGGGCGCAATGAGGTTCGTTTCTATCACTTCTCTCATTTCTATGTCCCTAACCTCCGCAATGGGTTTCTTGGAATATGTCCCTGCGTTATTAATAAGTACATCGATACGTTTTTCCCACGCCATTTCAGCGAGCTTCTCGATAGTTCGGCTCTCAGACAAATGTCCCACAACAACATCGCATTCCACGTTCCATTCCCGCACTGCCTGCTCGACTTCTTCAAGCCGCTTTTTGTTTCGCCCGTGAATAATCACGTTATAGTTGTTGCGCGCAAAGGTCAGAGCAAGACTCCTACCAAGTCCTTTACTTGAGCCAGTTATCAATACATCGGCCATCTACCTAACCTCCTTCACCGTACATTGTTTATTGGGACAATATAGCTTGCCCCGCTTACCGCAACACCCGCGCCTCAACAACAACACCGTCCCACATGTTGGACACAGCGACTCATCACTCACCTGTTCCACCACTACAGGAGGCGGGCGGAATTTCTTTCTCGTCAATTTATCCAGTCTCCCTCCACAACACATTCACTCCCCCCACAGTTGACTCGCAGCCAGACTCTGAAGTCCAGCCACCCAACTTATCACGAGCCATGTTAAAAAGTAATCCGCTGGTGCGTATATACCGAACAGTTTCACAGGAAACATTATCAGCACGGCGGCCGCTATCCAGTGTCCAAGGCAGTAGCAACACGTTATAAGATTGTAAAAGAACATCGCTCCTTTGGGTTTGTATAATTTGATCTTAAGCCCCACAAGCAGTTGTGAGTGGCTAATAAAAAACGATATTGATGCCACAACCGTGGAGAGTAAAACCGCTTTAATCATTTTGTTTATTTTTCCTTTTCGATTTTTTGTTTTTTAAATTCAACGGATGTATAAAGATCCGCAACCCCTTTGGGTCCAAGACCATATTATCACCTTCCCTCTTAGGCGTTGTTAGATATTTGAAATATTCAGGTATGGCCTTTTTCGCTGCTTCCTCAGTGCGGTAGACGTCGTCGGAGAAGGCAGTATACTGAGCGTGGTTCAGCATCCAGTGACCGTGCCCTGCGAGTTGGTATATTTTCATCCCGCTATCACCCATGTCCCTTCGCATGACGGATGTTCTGGAAGCACGCCCTCCGCTTCTGCTACTGTATAAATTTTCCCGTTATATTCTGCGCAGATGTCGCAACAGTCAGGGTCTTCCACTCGCTCCAGGTTCTTAACGCCCATTTGAGCGTAGCCTTGCCGCTGTCCCTCGGTCAACGCATAGGCGGTTTCGGTACGGGAAATAGTTGTGGCCCTGCGTCGGTGCAACCGCCGTGCATACACTTCTGCCATCTTCCGCTGCGTTGCTGCCGTGTACTCAGGGCGCTCCAGAATCAGCATCTCATGATAGTTGGCCACAGCCATAATATCCTTCGCCGTCAGGCCGACCAAGGGCCTAAGTTCCATCGCAATTGCCTGTACGCTCTTGCCCTCGTTTATTCCCACTGCTATGTATTCGCTAATCGCCTTCATCGTCTCATTGGTTATTTCCACCACCAATTCCGCACTGTGCTCTGCAGTCCACGTTATAGCCTCCACGCCTATGGGATCAAAGCGTTCCTGTTTCTTTATCCGCTGACCCATAACGGAATTCCCACCGGCCTCAAGCGCCTCGAACAACGCCGGCTTCATTAACTCCTCGCCATGGGCACGTATCTCGTCCCAATCTGCTAGACTCTTGGCTTTAGCCGCAGGAGTCCGCCCTTTCATAGAGGAAAGTCCCGACTTCAGTTTCTTGGCCGTCCATCCCAGCCACTCATTTACCACCGGCATGAACTTCCGCTCATTCAATCGCATTAACCGGCTATAACTGCGTCGTGCCCTTTGTGCGCGCCGGCCTTTTGCGAGAATAATGTCCATTGCCACTTGCTGTACCTCGTCGGGCGTTGCTGGAATTGCAGTTTGGTATCTCAGCCTCTTCCCCCTTGACCTGATGGAAACAGCATGTCTGGTTTACTTATTAATCCGTCCATTCCTCCACATTGCGCCTCCGCTTTCTTTTTCCGTCTCTCTGCTTCTGCCTTTCGCTTGTCTAGCTCCTTCTGCGTAATCTCCTTTATAAATGCAATGTTACAGCCCGTCGACAGTGGAATCACTATGTTGTATCCCTCCTGGTCTTTAACCATCAAGTTAGGAAACAACTCGTCATACTGTTTGGCTGTTTCGTCCTTAATGTCGCCATCGCACACCAGGTTAATTCCCGGTTCCTTTAAACAAACTATTATAGGCATGTTTGTTCCCCCGGGGTTTTTGCACCGATCAGCTTGTATACCAGGTTGTTGCGAATTTTATGTCGTCTCTGCTCCCATTCGCCATAATAGCGATTGCCTGTCACTGGGTGCGAATAATGAGTTGTATGACGCATCCAGAAGCATCGCCTAAATAATCTCCATAAAAAGTATTTCATTCATTCCTCCTTATCGTCTATCAATTTTTTTGTAAACGGTGGCTCTGGCTCGGCAACGAGTCCACCGTGCTCCTCCTGCTTTACCCGCTCGTTAAAATCTTTGGGGCTCTCCATCTGACCATCTATCCCAACGTCCCACATTAATATATACTCTTTTCCACACTTATCGCATTCAATCACGCCCCCGAGGATTTTCCACCTTTGGCCTCCGCATATGCAAGTGTATACTTCGTGCATTAGCTGTTGTTATAGTCGTAGAATTTGTTGAGCAGGTAGCGCCGCAGGAACATAGCCTCGTTTCCCGACGGCATCGTCCGGCCGTCGAGCAGATCGTCAACATGTGTGGCGTTCCAATTCCCACCGAATGCGTTAAGCTGTACCACAAGCTGCGCCGTGTTGTACGCCTCCTTCCTTTTGTGTCTTCGTAGTTGTTCAATGATGTTTACGATTGATGGTAATTTTCCCATTTTAGTTACCTCCTTTTTTTATCTAATATTTTCTGGCGCCATATTAAATGGCACAAATCTTGCGGTGCCCCGAGCTTCGGTCTCCAGGGCATTTTAGCCAGGACGCAATCCGTACAATCATCCGGGTTCCACGCCTGCGGGTCCGTCGGCTTCATGTATTTATGTTGGTGCTTGCATTCATTTGCGTACAGAATCCGCAAATACTTCAGGCTCATTTTTAGTTTTAGTTTCATTGTCTTTTTTTGCCTCGATTCTTTCGGGCCTTTTTACCTCTCAATTTCTGGATTGCCTGTTTCGATAATTGTTCTTTCTCTTTCTTCGTCTCTATTTTGTGGGACGGCACCTTTACGGGCATGTCGCCTTTAGGAAGCGACGCCACCAATGCCATCAACCCAAACAAGGATTGCCCTCTCATTTCTTCGCCTCTTTCTTGGCGATTTTCATTATTTCAATGGCCAACTTTGGTTGACCCTTTATAATCATTTTCACAGCTTCGATTACAGCTGCTTTCTTCTCCATAGGTTCCTCGCCCACGGGCAGGAAGGTCGAGCTTACGAAATACTGGTTGCCCTCCGCATACGGCTCTTTGCCTTTCTGTTTAAGTATCTGGTTCGATGTCAGTGCTCCGAGGCCGAAGTATATGTTATCCCGCGCGGCCTCGGCATCAAGGTCCTCAAGGTTTAGCTCATTCAGTTGGAACTTGTAGTTTTCCACTTTTAAGCCCTGTTGGAATAGCTTCTTTGTCACTATCCGCTCCACCGTCTCCTCAAGCGGCATTATTACAGACTGGGCATAAATCTGGGATGCCCGATCAGCGAAGTTGCCACCGAGTGCCCCTATCTCCGCCACGCCTATGCGGTACGGGGGCATTGAGTAATCAAGCAGTATCTCATCGCGCAAGCTCCTCTGGTACAGCTTAAACGAGCCTTCCTTTATCTCGATGCCCAGTTTTATGTATTCGAACTCACCGTCCTTCGGCGGGTGTATGCAAAACGTCTTGTGCGACTGCTCCGATCCTTTCAATTCGACGTCGATGAAGTCGGAGATCTGCTTTGCTGTATCCTTGTCCCACCGGCCCTTTAATACAATGAGTGCCGCCGGGATTCCGTAGTTTTCAAAAAATGCTAGGTTATAATCCCGGACCCCTATCAGCCCCATTACCGCCCCTATGGAGGGCAGAATGTTCGGGGCTCCATAGTATTCGCTCTGTGGGTAGTAGTTTTTATAATAAATAAGCTCATTAGCCAGCACCGGCCTTTCCTTTTCTTCCATGTCCTTCATCTCTTTGAGCCCTTCCTCGTTTACCGGTTTCCCCTCTTTTAAGGTTATCTCTTCTTCTAGTCCAAAGCGCTTAAACCAGGCTTCTTCCTGGCCGCGTTTTTGGCAGTACTTTTCATGCGATGTATGGACATAGAACGTCTGGGCCGGCACATGCCACAGGCCGTTGACCAGATCCTTATCATCCCTACTCACTTCCCAGCCCCACCAACCGATGTAGCCCCAGTCGATTACCCCCCGTTCCAGCGTCTCTTCGAATGTCTCATCCCGATCGCCCCCACAGTTCTCTATGAAATACAGGATTCGCTCCTTCTCCTTCGGTGATTCTTTCTTCCCCTCCCTGAGTTCCAATCGCCAGCCCTGGCCAATCACATCCTTGGCTATCTGCTTGACGCACCGGTCGAAATACGCGCAATTGTCCTTTAATTCGAGCAGGCTACTGGCCTCGAACGGGTATGGCACTAAATCGTTTTGGCTGAGGAACGCCGTCTCCTCTTTCAACTGTTTGCTTGTGGTTTTTGCCTTCTTCCGCTCTGCGGCTTTTAGCACCGAAACAGGGAACAGTCCCTTATCAGTTAGGACAAAGACACCGCCCTGCCCCCAATTTTCATTTTCATCATAATTATCCGCCGCTCCGTCCTGTTTTACTTTTATTTTTTCCCGCTTATCTTCTGCCATATTATTCTCCTAAATTGAGGCTGTTTTGTTTGGGCTGGTTTTGCCAGTATGCTATCCGCCTCTTGGTTATCTCTAAATACTCCCCTTCCTTCTCAATGCCTATACATTTACGGCCTGTGTTGTGAGCCGCTATAGCTGTCGTACCAGAGCCGATAAACGGGTCTAGGACTATCTGCCCTTCTCTGGTTACCAGCTTAATCAGATATTCAAATAACTTAATGGGCTTGACTGTTGGGTGGTTGTTAGAAATTCTAGTGCTTTCTGGATACCCCTTGCCTCTATTTTTTCTTATACTTCTATAAGCCTGACCTTCCTTCTCCTCCATCCCCTCCAGCCCAGCATTCCTCTCCCCCCTGCTCGCCTTGGCACAATAGAAGAATCGGGAAGCCCCACCTGAATTGGTGTCTGGATAATTAGCTCCCACTTTACCCCCTAAATTTTTAGGATATATATTACCTGAAGAATGACCCTTGCCAGTTCCCGTTGTCCCATGACTACCCCTCAACACCCCACTCTGCTCATCCAGCAATCTTATCGGGCAGTCAGGATGGCAGTCCCAAGATTCGACTGTTTCGAGGCCATAAGAGTTACACGCTACAAGATGATATGACTTGGTTTTGTATTTACCATAAATATTCCCCTTTGCAGGATGCACAGTCCCGTCAAAATTTGGTCGCTGATTTCCTTTTACATCCTTCATCCCCACCTGTACACACTCGGGATGATGGCTCAAGATTACGTTGGCAGGGAACCGACCTTCCTTCTTAAATAAATCTATATTGGCTTTTTTGTATTTATCTGTTTCATAAACAGGCCTATAAGCCTCCTTAATCCCTGAACTAGCATATAGCGTATGTCCTTTTTGCTTTCTATTAAAATCTATTTCCTCATTCTGATACCCAACCCTACACTCATCAACATTGACCGCCCCGACTCCCCACTTCAGCACATTGTCGACATAGCTTCCCTCTGGTGGACGAACAGCCCATATAATACTTTCATACGCTGGTTTAATCCCCCCCACCTTGAAGCCATCCCAGTGTTTAGCGAGTTCGGTTGCGGGGGTTGTAATTGAATTATTATATTTTTTAATTTCCTCGTTTTCTCTCCAAGGTCGTTGCCATCCTTCATTCATTCCTGCATGTGACCACTTATGAGCATTGGGGCGAGTTGTCCCATTTGGTCTTACCTTTACTCCCAATATTTCTCTTTCCTTCCCCATCCTTTTATCAATCATCTTCCCCAAATCCTGTGCCTTCGGGAATCCACTTCCATATAAATACATAATTGTGTCTTTAATAACAAAGCCAACATCTTCTATAGCACAAGCAAGCCTATGGCTAGTTCGGCTACCCCCCATAGCCAATAAAGACCCACCGGGTTTCAATGCTCGATAAGCCTCCATAAGCCACCTATAATGGAAATCACCACCATAATCAAAATCCTTCTTTAGTTCATCTATCCCCTTGTTTTCCCTTAATGCTCGCAACTTCATCCAATAAGGTTTCATTAATTCAGGTCTACTTGTACCATGATTATCCACAGATATTTTCAGGGCTTCTTTCCATATATTAAAATCCCTCTTCTTTTTTGCCTGTAGGGGAAATTGTTCAAATATGCTTGTTAGTTGCATATATTCACTCTTTGCAACGAATTCTAATCGACATTTATTAGAGTGATAATAGACTTTTCCCCCAATTCGCTTCTTTATTAATTCCAGAATTGAGCTATCATCTTCCCTTAGCGTTATTTCAAATCGACAATAGTAATATTCCTTTCCATTCCTGACTTGTCGGTGAATATCAAAGTTACCTTCCCCATCAGCAAAGCCAGCTAACCAAGCACAAAATCGATGGTCTTTAACAACATCAGCCTTATCCCAAGAACGCCCCATAAAATGAAGTTGGTAGGGCGGATCCGTCACTATCGCATCCACAGAGTTCGGCTTAATCGCTTTCATAACCTCGATGCAATCACCTTTAAGATTCATTAAACCGCCCAATCCTCGTCCTCCCGGACTACCCTTCTTGGCTCTGGCTTTCTATTTCCTTGAGGTGCTTTGCCTAAAGGAGTGGCGCCACCACCCGATTCATCCTGCTCTACGTTTTTCTCTCTATCATCCTTAGCCCCCCTGGTAGTAGCCAGTGCTATCGGGTCAGGTGCCTGCTGTTCGTCGCTTATAGGGACGCTTATGGCTTCTCCCTCATTGGGTTTTTTCTTATCCTGGCCAGAGTGTACCGTCCAGGCTGGATACAGCGCCATCAGCCGATCCCTCAGGTGTGTATAAACCGGATACCTTAACGCATTTGGGAAATGATCGTTGAATTTCACCGGCTCTTCCAATACCTTGCCTGTCCGGTCTACCTTCCGCTTATAGCCTTCTATCTCGCTGTTCGCATTGGGAGATTCGCTGGTAGAGTAGAGCGTAAAACGATTAACACAGTCAATCCCGTCGGCAACAGACTTATCGCTTTTATGTATGTTAAATCCCTCATGGTATATCTCCTCAATGCGTGCCGGCTCTGCACTATCGGCATAGATCTCCCGCCCTCGATGCTCTTCAGGTATAATCTTTTTCAGCCTTTCCTTTAACTGTGCGTTGGTCATGCCAGTCTGGTAAAGCAGCTCGGTTAGGTAGAGTGCTTTGTTTTCCATATCGATGTCTATCTGCAACAGCGCGTTGGGATTTACGAACCCGAAATCCAAGCCGTAAATAGTCTCTACGGGATCGGCAGGTAATGCCGGTATTATTTGCAGCCGATGGATTATGCCTTTAATCTCAGCAAAAAGACCAAGGCCATATATATGCCAATATGTTGGGTCCTCCGCCTCAAGCCGCTCCAGCATTGCTACATACGATTTGGGGAGGAACTCGATCGCATCCTTGTACGTGCTGTGTATAACTTTAATGCCCTTTTGTGTTAGCAGCTCCTTGTTCACCCAACCATGCTTCTGCGTTGGATTGAGCGAGAGGTACATTTGGTTACGCTCCCCTCGTTCTTCTTTGCCACTCATCCGCAGCTTTAATATCATGTAATCATCGTAGCTAAACTCGTTTGCCTCCTCCATGTGTACGTAATTAAACTCAGTGCTCTTTATCTTCTCCGGATCATCGATACTGGTAAACAACCACCAGTTATTTTTGTACGGGTTGTAAATGGTGCGCTCGCTTTTGTTGTGGTTGAAATAATAATAGCTGCCATATTCTTTCATTAAATCTACTGCCACTCTATACGCCGTAGTGCGTAGCGCCGGTAGCGTTTTACGTGTAGTAAGTAAGTTTTTATTCTTCTCCTCGTTAAACTTCTTAATCATAAGCTGTGCGATACTGTGGCTTTTTGAACTACGGGCACCGCCGATATTAACAACCGTGGATTCCGTGGCCCGCGCATTCTGGTCAAATACGATAGTGACTTTAACTTGACGTGTTTGCGTGTACTGCTGTACTTCCATTATTGTACCATTCCTGGCAGTAATATGTTTAGCTGTATTGGTTTACTACAAAATGGGCATATTGTTTTCTTTAAATCTGGTGCTTTATATTCTGGTACAGAACGTGGAACTCTTACCAATTTTCCACAACACTCGCACTCTACTAATATTATAGGCATTTCTGGCGTTATTGTTGGTAACTGAGGTTTTCCCATATCCATAAATTCCATGTCCAGCTTTAAGGCTTCCTCTTTCAACGCTGCCATTATAAACTCATCTAAAATAGCCCTTGTTTTTATTTCTTTTAGTAGTGCTTTTTCATCCTTTGTCATTTTCCATCCCCTTTCCCATCACTGCCCTCCTTCTGCTTCTTTTGCTTAACCAAAATGTATTCTATCTTTATTGGTCCCCCACCATCGCCCATCATCTCATGCCGCTCCACCAACATGCCAAGGTGCTTGGCCAGTATCTCAATCACTCGGACTTTGTCATAAAGATCAAATTTGACTTTATCATAAACAGTCGTCTTTCTACCATCAGCATCCTCTTTTATAACTCGATCTTCTCTGATGCTTTTTAATGCTCGGCTTGCACCTTTTGGCATTTCATCAAAGCCTTTTGCCCGAATCGCTCCTGTATTAGGGTCTATATCTATATAATTTCTTAGGTCAGACTTCATCAAAAGAGAAAGTTCTTTCAATACCATGTCTTTTGTTATATTAGTTCTCTCTTCTCTTTTAGCCCTGTCTTTTTCTATTTCGTTCAAAACTCTAGTATTCCCTAGTAACTGTGACGCTATCTTATCTGGATATTTAGTTTTATAACCTGCTCTTCTTACACATTCTGTAGCATTTAAATTTGGGCTTTTCAAATATTCATCAACAAAAGCTCTTTGAGGCTTTGTTAAAATGTCCCTTTTCACTTTAACCTTCGCCTCAAAACAATAAAATTTTTTAATCTTTTGTGATTTTTAGAATGACAGTTTACACATTGA